GGGTAGATTGTTTGATACTAAGGGTCGCAAGACTAGACTTAAGCTGTCATTAGAAGCTTGGGGTTATAGAGGTAAAAGCAAATCTGAAGCAGTAGCTTTAGGTAGAAGATATTTAAAAACTTATCAAAATAGAAAGAAATAGGAAGTGGAACAAATGTGTGGTCGTAAGAAACCTAAGATGCTAGATAAAAGTTTGCGAGGAACAAACGATCTTGAAGTAGTTATATATAATCTTAAAAAAGAAATAGACAGATTAAACGAGGAAGTTCAAGCTAAAGAAATATACATTAAAAAACTAGAATACGAATTAGATAAAAGCATAAGATCGGACAACTAAATGATTAATGTCTTTATCGGATATGATAGCAAAGAAAAAATAGCTTACCACATACTTAGCGAGAGCATACTAAGACACAGTTCAGTACCAGTTAGATTCATACCACTTTATCTGCCAAACCTAAGAGACTCATTCACAAGACCAAGAAATACTTTATCATCTACTGAGTTTTCATTTAGCAGGTTTATAGTTCCTTACCTTATGAACTATGATGGTTGGGCATTGTTCCTAGATTGCGATATGCTGTTTAAAGCAGACATTAAAGAACTATGGGATTTAAGAAATGATGATTATGCAGTTATGGTTTGTCAGCATGATTACGTTCCTAAGCATCTATCTAAGTTCGGCAATCAAATACAAACTGTTTATGAGAAAAAGAACTGGTCTAGTTTAATGCTAATGAACACAGCTAAATGCAAACAGCTTACAAAAGAATATGTTGATACTGCATCTGGTTTAGAACTACATCAATTCAAATGGACTGATAAAGTAGGTGGCTTACCTTTAGAATGGAATTGGTTAGTTGGCGAATATCCACATAACACAGAAGCTAAGAACATACACTTTACAGAAGGTGGTTGTTATTTTGAGAAATACCAAGACTGTGATTACTCATCTGACTGGTTTAACATCTACACTAATACAGTTAAGATTCAGTTATGAACTTTATAACTGGAAGCGATAAAGAACATGAAGATATACTTAAATGGTTTATCGGCACATACAACAATCATCTAACTAATAAACTTTACATAGCTGACTTTGGATTAGAGAATAGCTATCCTAATTGCATATCTTACAAACCTTTGATGAAAGCTTGGTACTACAAACCAAGAATGATGTTAGAAACTTTAGAGAAACAAATATGTTGGATTGATAGCGACATAGAAATACTTACTGACATATCAGATGTCTTTGAACTATCGCAAGGGTATGATATTGCTGTTACTGAAGATTGGTGCAATAGACATAATCACTTTGCATCAGGCTTAGTTGTTTGTAACAATCAAGATTTCTTACAAGAGTGGAAGTTAGAATGTGAAAAGTTCTTAACATATGGAGATCAGGAGTGTTTAAACAAGATTGCACATAAGTATAAAGTTTTAACCTTACCTAGAGAATATCAATGGCTTAGACTTGCAGAAACAAATAACAATATCAAAACAATACATTGGACTGGAAAAGATGGAAAAGCAATTATCAGAAAAAAGATTAGAGAGTATTCATAGAAACGAGAACATAATATCAGTACCAGTTAATAAGGTTAAATATTGTAGTCAGATAGATAGACAAGAAGGCGATAAGAACTGGAGTGATGTTAGAGTCTATTCAAACAAAGATATTAAATACATTAATCAAGTGTTGCAAAGACGTAAAATAAAAACATTAGACGAAGCACATTTACTATACAACCCAGTTATATTACTTGCAGAAGCCAATCAGCTTATTTGTATCTATGGCAATAGAAGAATAAAAACAGCAATAGAAAATGGTTACACACACATAGACGCATTAGTTTATGAAGATTTAATTAAAGCTAGAGAAGTAGGTTCTAACATAGCATTAACTTATAAAAACGTGGGCAAAGATAAGGCAGATGCTTTACATTTAGATAGAACTGCAATAACTAAAATAGACAAATATATTATGCCTGACGAACCAGAAATTATAAACGAATACGCAACACACCAACAAATACTAATCAAAGAAGCACTATCTTGTAATGGAGACATACTAGAAACTGGTTGTGGTTATTATTCTACACCTTTGCTTTTAGAAATAGCTAAACAAAAGGGAGTTAAGTTAGTTAGTATGGTAGAAAATATAAACTGGGCTAGAAGATTTGATTATCTTGCTTGTGATAACTATGTCCAGTTGCACGTTAAGTTTAACAATGAACTATTTATAAACCAGAATTATGGTATGTGCTTTTTAGATCACGAACAATTTGTAAGAGATAGAATTAAACATCTAAACAACATATTAAAACATACTGATAAAGTTGTAGTGCATGATGCAGACAGAATAGATACTTTTGCTTTTCTGCATAAACCACATACGATAGAAATGTTTAAACAATTTAAACCATACACAGCAGTTATTAGAAATGTCTAATCTTTACGACATATACTTAGAACAGGCAAAGCAGTATCACAAAGACAATAACAAGTGGCAAGGAATAGCTTTAAAAAAATTCATACCAGCTATCAATCAAATCATTAAAGACAAAGGCATTGAATCAATATTAGACTATGGTTGTGGGAAAGCAAAATACCACCCTGAAGAATGGAACGCAACTAAGTATGACCCTGCTGTACCTGAATACGAAAACAAACCTACTGACAAGTTTGATCTAGTTATTTCAACAGATGTATTAGAACATATCCCAGTTGATAATCTTAAAGATGCTATTGATGAGATATTTAGCTACTCAAAGAAGTGGGTATTTATTTCTGTATGTTGTAGGAAAGCCATAGCAATACTTCCAAATGGTTATAATGCACACGCAACTATTGAATCGGCTAAATGGTGGAGAGAACTATTTAAACCTTACAAAAACTACACACTAGAGTTTTCAGAATAATGTTTAATCCTTACGAATATTTTAAAGGCAAGAATGTTTTACTAATTGGTAATGGTGAGAAAATAAACCAAATAGATTACACCAAATACAATTCAATAGTTAGAATGAATCTTGGAGTTCAAGATAAACCTTGTGATGTATGGATTAACAACCTAGTTTATGAGGGACACAATAAGCTTAAAGAGATTCCACAGATTAGATGTATTGTAAGATTAAACTTTGAAAAAGATGGTAAGAGAGCAGAACGTATGCCTGATTGGGTTAAAAAAAAAGCTTGGTTATGGAATAGCTTTGATTATAGTCAAATGACAATTAGGTATAACTATTACAGACCAACTACTGGCTTTGTTTCAATTTATTGGTTACTTAATCATTGTGAGTGCAAAGTAACTATTACAGGATTTGATTTCTTTAAAACTAAGAACAGATATACAATGGAAGAAGTACAACACATTGGAACTAATAAAGGTTATAACCATGATGTTAAACTGGAAGAAGAAGTTATTACTAAACTTATTCAAAGAGGAATTATAAATGCCATTTAGTAAACCACAACTAGACGTATATACTTGTCCAAAAAGATTTAGAGTTCTTATTACAGGAAGAAGATTCGGCAAGACACACTTAGCCATGTATGAACTACTTAGATTCGCAAGTAGAAAACCTAACTCAAAGATATTCTATGTAGCACCAACTTACAGAATGTCTAAAGAGATTATGTGGAAACAACTTAAAAGACTTACTACTGAAAAGAGATGGATTAAATATGCTAATGAAACAGAACTATCTTTAGTGCTTAGGAATGGTTCACAGATAAGTTTAAAAGGTGCAGATAAATCACCAGACAATTTACGAGGAGTAGGATTAGACTTTTTACTATTAGATGAGTATGCAGATATACCAGTTGAAGCTTGGACAGAAGTTCTAAGACCAACAATTTCAGATAAGCACGTTACAGGAAATGTATTATTTATAGGAACACCTAGAGGATTTGGTAACTGGTCTTATGAGATATACCAAAAGGGTTTAGGTGATGACCCTGAGTGGAAATCATTTAAGTACACAACATTAGATGGTGGGCAAGTTGATGCAGAAGAAATAGAACAAGCCAAAAGAGACTTAGACGAACGTACTTTTAGACAAGAGTATTTAGCTTCATTTGAAACATACTCAGGAGTTGTTTATTATAACTTTGATAGAGAACAAAACGTACAAGAATGTAAATACGATAAAGATGCTATAATTCATATTGGCTTGGACTTTAACATAGACCCAATGTCAGCTTGTCTATTCCATGTTAAGAATGGTATTGCTTATGTATTTGATGAGATAGTTATTTATAGTTCTAATACTGATGAATTTATTGATGAATTATTATCTAGGTACAATAAATCTAAAATGATTGTTTACCCTGACCCAGCTTCAAGACAACGTAAAACTTCTGCTGGTGGTCGCACCGATCTAACTATCTTGCAAAATGCAGGTTTAAATGTTAAAGCTAAATCTACTCATGCTTTAGTTAGAGATAGAGTTAATTCTGTGAACAGTAAACTAAAAGCATTTGATGGAAAGAGAAGTATTTTTATTAATCCTTCTTGCAAAACACTAATTAATAGCTTAATGAAACAAGTTTATAAAGAAGGTACAAATCAACCTGAAAAGAACAATGGCTACGATCACATGACTGACGCACTAGGTTACGCAATAGAATACATTTTCCCAATTACTTCAAACTTACCTAAATCAGAACCTAAGAGATTTTCATAATGGCTTACACAAGAAAACAAATAGAACAACAACATTCACAATACAAAGGTATGATGCCTAGATGGGAATATTTCATCAGATCATATTTAGGTGGCAAAGAATATCAAGATGGAAAGTTCTTACAAGAATACCAATTAGAATTAGAATCAGAATACTTTAAAAGACTTGCTTACACACCACTAGACAATCATGCTAGAAACGTAATTGATATTTATTCATCATTTCTATTTAGAGTTCCACCAACTAGAGAACTTGGAACATTACAAGACGACCCATCAGTAGATCAATTCTTAGATGATGCAGATTATGAAGGTAGAACATTTGATGCTCTAATGAGAGAAGTACAAAACTATGCTTCTGTTTATGGACATTGTTGGATTCTTGTGGATAAACCATCTACAAATGTAATGACTAGAGGAGAAGAACTAGAACAAAACATTAGACCATATTTAAACGTATATACTCCTGAGAACGTATTAGACTGGAAGTATGCAAGATCACCAAATGGATATTACTATTTAGAATATTTAAAAATTAGAGAATCTATTGAAGATGACAAAGAATGTTATAAGATTTGGTACGAAGATAAAATAGATACAGTATTTTTACCAACATCAAATAGAGATGAACCAGTTTTAATAGAGTCAGTTCCTAATCCTATTGGAAAGATTCCTGCTGTTATTTTATACAATCAAAGATCTCCTATGAGAGGTTTAGGAGTTTCTGATTTAACTGACATAGCTGATTTACAAAAATCTATTTACAATGAACTATCTGAGATTGAACAAATTATTAGAATATCAAATCACCCAAGCTTAGTTAAGACAAGAGATACAGAAGCAGTCGGTGGTGCAGGTTCTATTATAGAAATTCCTGATAACATTGATGCTAATTTAAAACCTTATATTTTACAACCAAGTGGAAGCAATTTAGACGGAGTATTAAAATCAATCGCACACAAAGTAGAATCAATTAATAGATTATCTCATGTAGGTTCTATAAGAGCAACTGGTGAGAGAGTACAATCTGGTATTGCACTAAGAACTGAATTCCAATTACTAAATGCTAGACTTGCACAAAAAGCAAAACTAATGGAACTTGCTGAAGAACAAATTTGGAGACTATTTGCACTATGGCAAGAAACAGTATTTGATGGAGAAATTATGTATCCTACTTCATTTGACATTAGAGACTGGGCAACTGATTTAGAATTATTACAACAAGCAAAAGCTTCTAATATTAAATCAACTACATTCACTAAAGAACTAGATAAACAAATAGCTAGAACTGTAATTGATAATGATGAAACTTTAGTAGTAATAGATCAAGAGATTGAAGATAACACACAGGCACTTGGGGAGTTTAGACCACAACCAATAACATTACCTACAATTTAATGTGGCACAAGATTTATTACAGCAACTTCAAAGCATAAGAGAAAAATCAGTAGATTCTTTACAAGCACAACATCAAAGATTATTAAACGATACTTTAAGAACTTTAGAACAAAGAGTTATAGCAACAGTATCAGAACTTCCTATTCAAGATGGTGCTTTATTTAACACAAGACTTGCGATTGAAATAAGACCAAAACTACAACAAGCAATAGAAGAACTTTACTTAGCAAGAGTTCAAACATTTATAAATGACTACGATCAAATTGCAGGAACTATTGTAGCAACTTATGGTAAGCTTCCTATTCCTGCCGAGTTTAAACAAATAACTGAAGCTGACTTAGTTACTATCCAACAACTAAAGAAAATTGCATTTACACAATTTCAAAACTTAGCAACTGAATTTACTAACACATTAGCACAAGAAGTATTCCAATCTACATTAGTAGGTAAACCTTTTGCAGAAGTAGTTGAAACTATGAGAGCAAAAATAAATGGTATCTACCAACAAGCAGATACTAAGAAGCAACAAGAACTAGTGGACTTCGTACAGAAACAAAGAATTGCTGGTAAGACAAACACAGAAGAATTTAAAACAGCAGTAGATGAACTTAAACAAACTTATGGTTCAACAGTTACAGGAGATAACTTAGCAAGTTATTCAGGTCAAATAGTACAAGATGCTTTAATGGGATTTGATGGACAGTTTGCAAAGTTTAGAGCAGATGAATTAGGTTTAACTAGCTATGTTTATTATGGTTCAATTATTAGAGACAGTAGAGATTTCTGCGTAGAACACGCAAACAAAGTATTTACAGAAGAAGAAGCTAGAGAATTATGGCAGAATGATTGGCAAGGTAAATCTGGTAGCGACCCATTTATTGATAGAGGTGGATATAATTGTCGTCATCACTGGCAACCAGTAGATACTGATTGGGGTACTGTTAAAGAAGATGGTACTTTTGAATACACAATAGATTAGAACATTTTAGCAACAACTTTGTTGCATTTTTACAATTATCTTGATAATTGACAATTA